TCGTAATTATGATATTTATAATTATGACAAAAGTTTTTATTTATATTTTAATTGACCCACAATCAAAACAACTCCGATATGTTGGAAAAACAACAGATATTAATCGTAGATTGAGGAGGCATATTAGTGAAAGGGTTTTACATGATAGTTATAAAGATAGGTGGATAAGAAAATTAATTGATAATAATTTTTTACCACAAATTGAGGTTATTGATGTTGTAGATAAATCTGATTGGGGTTATTGGGAAAAATTTTATATTTCGTATTTCAAGTATATTGGATGTGAATTAACCAACGGGACTATTGGTGGTGATGAACCACCATCAACAAAAGGAAGGAAACATACTTCAGAATCAAAGTTAAAAATGTCTGAAACTAAGAAAGGTAAACCAATTCCTTGGCTTAATAATGGTCTTGAAAGAACTGAAACACATAAAAAAAATTTATCCAAATCGTGTAAAGGTAGAAAATCACCAAATAAAGGAAAAACATATACTGAAAAATTCAAAAAAAGATTATCTAACGCATCAACAGTTAAAATAAAAGTTAGACAATTAGATTTGAATGGTAATTTAATTAAAGTTTGGGAATCAATCGCATTAGCACAAAACTCTTTACAAATTAGACATATTTCCGAAGTTTGTAGAAATGTTCGTAATCATAAAACCTCAGGAGGGTTTAGATGGGAATATGAAAAATAAAAAAGATATTAGAACAAAAATGAATAAAAATAAACTTAATCAATCCCCCAAGGTATTAGGGTTAGATGTGTCAACTCGTACAATTGGTGTTGCATTATTTGACATCCAAACAAAAGAACTTTTAGAATTAACACACATTTCTCCTGTACCTAAACCAAAGGTTGAAAATAAAATTGAAGAACTTATTCTTAAAGGACACATCTTTAGAAAAAAACTTGAAGATTATGTTGGAATGGGAATCACAAATGTTGTGATTGAGGAACCACTTTTAAATTCTAATAACGTATATACCGTTGGAACCTTAATGAGGTTCAATACCTTGGTATGTAAAGAAGTCTACGATGTTCTTGGAATCGTACCTGAATTCATCTCAACTTATAATTCAAGAAAATTTGCCTTCCCCCACCTTGTACAACAAAACGATAAAGGAAAATTCGTTTTATTTGGTGGTCTTCCAAAAGACATAGACAAGAAAGTCGTGATATGGGAATTAGTAGCAAAACGCGAACCACAAATCTTGTGGCAATACACCAAAAACAATACCCTCAAAAAAGAAAATTTTGATTCTACTGATGCTTATTGTGCCGCACTCGGTTTAATGAAAATGAAAGAAATTTGGTAATTCCAAATTTTTGCCTATCTTTGCTAAATGGGAGTAAATGGTAAATGTATTCGTGATGATGATTCAAAGGTAATTAAGAAATTACTCAAAAAGTTTTCTAAAAAAGAAATTACACCTTTTAACGATAGGTTAAGAGGGTCATTCTATATTGTTGGTTTTAGAAAATACGATTTTATTAACGAAGTTGATATTGAGTTCAATGGGGAAATACGTGCTAGATATAATTCATTCGAAGAGCATAGTTGGTTTAAATCTGACATATATAATAAATCTGGAGTTTCTAAAATCAAAGTTACTAAACTAATTAAAAGTGCAATTTTTAATGAGGTTAAAGACCAAGCGGCTTATTTTGGAATTAAATTAAGATATGTTGAGGAAATAAAAAAAATTAATTGGACATAAGATAATTATGTTTAATATGGTTCTTTTTAAAAAAATTTTAATAAAATTATTTATTACTCATTTAATCATTTTGGCAATAATCTTTATGATTATTTTTATGGTTGAATATGAGTTATCTGAGGAAACCCCACTTAAAAAATGGTGGAGGAAGTATATTATAGGAAATGATCCTGAAGAATAGATTTGTCGTAAATTTTTACTATATTTGAGACATGACAGAAGAGGTAGAGGTTTTAGTAGAATTACTTAGGGATGTTTTAGGTAACGAAAAACAACACTATGAATCTAAGGGTCAAATATCATTTGACTGCCCTGTCTGTGCAGCTGAAAAAGGATTGGACAATGGTGATGGTAAAGGAAACCTTGAGATTAACTATTCTAAACACGTATATAAATGTTGGTCATGTGGTGAGACATACGGAACTCAAGGACCATTAGGTAAATTATTTGATAAACATGCCACCAAAGCCCAAAAGAAAGTTTATAACCTAATCAAACCTGAGGAGTTAAAACAACAAGATGCCAAGAAACCAAAATTAAAATTGCCTGAGGGATATACGACCTTTGAGGACTCCAACCCAAGATTTATTCCACATATTGAGGCTTACCGATACCTACAATCAAGAGGTATTACAGATGAGATAATCAAAAAATATAAGATAGGTTATACCGCTACTGGTGATTTTGCCTACAGAATCATCGTTCCTTCATTTAATAAAGAGGGTACGTTGAATTATTTTGTTGCAAGGTCGTGGGTAAAAGGTAGGATAAAATATAAGAATCCAACCGCGGCGAAAGATGAAATAATATTCAACGAAGGTATGATTGATTGGAATAAAGATGTATATTTGGTGGAGGGGGCATTTGACGGATTCTTTTTGGATAACTCTATTGTGATGTTGGGTAAGAAGATGAGCAAGTTATTGTTTGAAACTCTATACTTGAACGCCAAGGGTAACGTGATTATATGTCCTGATGGCGACGCTTGGAAAGACGGATTAAAACTATACCACGAATTAAATGGCGGAGTGTTATATAACAAAATAAAAATAATAAAATTGCCGATTGATAAAGACATCTGTGATATAAGAGGACAAATTGATGAATACTACTATGAAATTAAATGATATTGCGAAAGAGATAAGGGAGATTATTTCTCAAAAACAAACCGAGCTCGGTTTATCGTTTGAGGAAGAAAACCACATCTATACCATGAATGGTAGGACAGACTACCCGTCAGTATCTAAGGTATTAAAGAAATTCTATACAGAGTTTGCGACCGAAGAAATCGCTTTAAAAGTTGCGGGTGGTGACCCACAACGTCAACAAGAACTTATTGAAGAATGGGCTGCGGCAGGAACATACTCAACCAATATGGGAAGTCGTGTTCACTTTGTATTGGAGAGTGATGTTATCAAACGTAACGGAAACTACAAACAAGTAAGACAACCTGAATTCAAATGTGACTTGAGTCAGATTATGAAGGGGGACAATATGATTGTTGCTGGCAAAAAATATCTTGACTTGATGGAAGAAAGGGGGGCGATACTACTCGATACTGAGATGGTCTTGGGTCACCCTGAATTAGGGTACACGGGTCAGCCCGACAAAGTTTGGTTGATGATGAATCGTGACAAAAGTGAATATGGAATTGTCATTACCGATTGGAAAACAAACAAAAAAAAGAACTTTGCCTCCACAAACTATACAAAGAAAATGTTAAAACCATTTGAGAAATATGACGATACCGCACTTGGTCACTACTATGTTCAATTACCACTTTATGGTAAGTTGTTATTAAAAATGTTGGAAGGCACAAAGTATGAGAACATTAAACTATATGGTTGTGTAATATCTCATCTAAAAGATGATAGTTTATATGATGAATACAAAGTTCCTCAAGACATTGTGAATATCATTATGGGTATAGATGTCAAACAATATTTGACAAATCAGAAATAAAGAATTAAACTTATCAAAAATTATATTATGACTAAACTATCAAAATTTACTTATGCTATTATGTTAGCAGTATCATTAATTACAATTACAACCAATTTAATCACATCCGAGTATAACACTGTTATAATGGCGACAGGGACTTTATGTTGGGTTGGGGTTGCGTTTATGATGGAATTACAATGTATTAAACTACAAAAACAAATAGACGAATTAAATGGAAACAATTAAACCAAAAGTTAACTTAAGAGAATGTGAGACAACCAAATGTGATGCTTGTAATAGTATCTACTTTAGAGAAGTAATTTACATCAAAAAAGTGTCAAAATTATTGACAGGTTCCGCTGAGGACACAACAGTACCATTCCCAATTTACAAATGTGATGAGTGTGGTCACATTAACAAAGGATTTAATCCTTTTGAGGATGAAGAGGAAACAAAACTAACATTAAATGATTAAGAGATTAGTACATTTTTCTGATTTACATATCAGACTGTTTAAAGACCATGATTTATATCGTGGGATATTGGAAACTGCATTAAAGGAGTGGGCATCCATCCGACCTGACCGTATTGTGTTCACGGGAGACTTGGTACATTCAAAAAATCAGATGACGCCAGAACTGGTTGAATTCGTTGCTTGGGTGTTATCTGAATGTGCTAAAATTGCCAAAACTGTTGTTATTATTGGGAACCATGATTTCTTGGAGAACAACAATACAAGGTTGGATGCGCTCACTCCTATAATTGATTCTTTGAAGAATGATAACATTACTTATTTAAAGAATCGTGGAGTTTACGAAGATGATAATGTAAATTGGTGTGTCTACTCTTTAATGGAACATAACATTCCACCTGACATTCAAAAATCAGATAAGAAAAACATTGGATTATTCCATGGACCTATCCAAGGACTATACACTGATATTGGGTATAAGTTTGAAGATGGATTTGATGTAGATAAATTCAGTGGGTGCGACTTAGTATTATGTGGAGACATTCACAAACGACAAGTGTTTGATATCCCTGGTAAAAAGAAAGCATATATGATTGGTTCAACCATTCAACAAAATTTTGGTGAGAAGATTACCAAACATGGATATGGTGTATACGACCTTGAATCAGACCAATATGACTTTATTGACTTACCAAACCCTAAACCGTTTTTATCATTCTACATCAACTCAATAGATAACTTGGTTGAAGGAACTGAAAAACTTGTTAACTACTAAGATGAACATCACCCTTGAACTTGATTCAAAACAATACAAAGACCTAACAAGATACTGCGAACTGAATAAGTTCGTACCAGAAGATATTGTTAAGAAATCGTATTTGGAGGGGTTTACGATTGAAAAGTATGGTTTGTTGAGTAAAACGGGTGGAGAACAAGAAAAACGGGTGGAAATTGAGGTAATCCGAGAAAAACGGGTGGAAATACCTGTTGAGGTTATCAAAGAGGTAGTTAAGATTGAGTACGTGGAGGTTCCTGTTGAGGTAATTAAAGAAGTATTTGTGGAGGTTCCTGTTGAAAAAGAGGTGGTCAAAGAGATTCCTGTTGAAGTCGTTGTCACAAAAATAGAATATATTTGTGACAACACACAAGAGAATGAACTGTTGTTAAAAATACAACAGTTGGAATCGGAAGGGCGAGAATTTTCCACTAAAACGACAGAAATGGAAAATATCTTCCAAGATAAAATGTCTAAAAAGGAGCAAGAACTAGATGAACTTAGACAAGAACTAGACAAACAACTAGATAGACCACCTGTTGAAAAGATAGTGGAAGTGGTCGTAGAGAAGGAATCAACCAACAATTCTTTGAAACCGAAGTTAGACGCGTTACAAACAACTTTAGCTAAAGTTAGACAGGAAACGTTGGAGAAAGACAAAAAAATAAGAGAATTGGAACAGACAATTCAAGAGATTCAAAAGTTCCAAGACAATAAACAAGCCGTCTATTTAAAAGGGTCAAACCTTGACGATAAACTATATAAATAAAAAAAAATATGATAACACAAGAAATTTTAGACACATTTGTCTATGAAACACCAGCGGGTTCATTTATTGTAATAGACCCAACAGAACAAGATGGAGCAATTGGTTTTTACCCAACAAAGGAAGTTGCTGAGGGTGCTTTTAAACAGTACATTGAAAATGAGGGAATAATTTTCGAATAAGATATGGTACAATTATTAGTATGGATGATTATGGCTTATGGGATAAGCAACATCTTAGTTTATGGTTCAATCTTTAACGGACCAAGAAATTTCATTAACAAGTGGGGTTCTAACCCAACCGCACCATTCCAAGGATTTGGAGAGTTCTTATCAAAAATGTTGGCATGTATGATGTGTTGTTCAGTTTGGGTTGGATTTTTTTACGGAATTTTCTTATATTCACCTGTACACGAATTACTCGGAGTAACCGATATGGTTTCATGGTTCTTTGACGGTATGTTGGCTTCAGGGTCAGTATGGGCAATCAACGCAATCGTTGAGTGGTTTGAAGAAAATAGACCTAAACAAAATTAAAAACAGACAAAATGGGAAAATCAAAAAAAAGGGGCGGTGAGACCGCACACAGAAAAAGGATTGCCGCGAGAAACCAAGAAAATATAGGTCGACAAAACGCAATACAAAAATTATTTAACGAGTCGATGAAGACTCAACTTGAAGAATTAAAAAAACAACGTGAAGTTGAAATGTCTGGTGACACTCAAATAAAATTATAATGAAATGGGATTTATTCAATCCAATACCAACGTACAACTATAAACACATGGAAACAAAGTTAGATATTACAACTTTGGAGAATCCTTATATCCAAGTCATTTGGGAAGATACTCCAGAAAACTTCACACAAGAACGAATCAAGTCGGTTAAGCAATATTTCCAAAAGAAATATGACTCAACCAACATCAACGTCATAACAAAAGTTAAGACAACAGAAGAGACGCAACAAACAATTGATGTTTCAGTTAATATCATGGATAAGAACTACCAAAAAGAACTTATCAAATCATTGTTGGAATCCAAAGGTCAAGACCAATATTATGACCAAGTGATGAACATTGATTCTGCAGTGGAGAATAGAATGTTGGCTAACGAAGTTGAAGTAACACCATTTAAAAGGTGGTACATTAAGAAGATTGAATTCAGTAACTTCTTATCTTATGGTGAGAACCAAGTTATTGATTTTGATAAATGTAATGGTATTACGGTTGTTGAATCCGACCCACCAAACTTTGGAGGTAAAACTGTTTTGACGGTAGATTTATTATTATTCCTATTCTTTAACACAACGACAAAAACACAGAAGGCAGAAGAAATCTTTAATAGATTTACAGATATCAATAAGGTTAGTGTTAAGGGTGACATCGTAATTGATGGTGAGGAGTATATCATTGCTCGTCAGATTGAAAGAAAGAAATCCAAAGCAGGTGAATGGAATGTTAAAACTGAGTTAGAGTTTTTCAAGAAACTTGCTGATGGTCAACTTCAAAACTTCACGGGAGAACAACGTAGGGAGACCGAGAACTTCATGAAAACATCTATTGGTAGTATGGATGACTTCTTAATGACTATCGTCACCACAGCGTCTAATCTTGAGGATTTGTTGGAAGCAAAGCCGACCGCTCGTGGTCAGGTGTTGAGCAGATTCTTGGGTCTTGAATTCTTAAAAAAGAAGGAAGAAACTGGTAAAGAAATTTACTCAGAGTTTTCAAAAGGTATGATGTCAAATGTGTATAACACAGAATCATTGAAACAAGACAATGAGACATCAACCGAAGAAATCCAACGTCTTAAGAACGAGATTACAGATGCCAACACCAAAATCACGGATGTTGATTTGAGATTACAAAAAGGTCAGGACTACAAAGACAACTTGTTGAAGTCAAAGTACACCGACATTGACCAAGAGTTAATTGTATTGAACCCAATTAAATTACAGGGGGATATTACAGACTTTGAGAACTCAAGCGAAAGAATCAAAGGTCAAATTAACGAAGTTAAGATTGTGGAACCAAAAGAGTTTTATCATGAAGATAAACACGATGCGGTTAAAGAGGTTATCAAATCAAGGTTTGCTGAACTTGTTACCAGTGAAAACAAAGTTGAAGAGATTGAAGACCTTGTTGGAAAATACGGTGATGGTATTCAATGCGAACATTGTGGTATCAAACTCATGGAGGCCGAATTAACCAAGAAGAAAATTGACCAACTTGATGGATACAAAAAACTTGTTAAGGATTTCAAAAAAGAAATAAGTGATTATGAAAAGAAAGAACAATCATTTACGCAACTCAAGAAAGACTTTGATGAGTACGAAAGAAACAAACTTATCAAAGAGAAGTATGAGTTATCATTGGAATCAAATGAGTTGAAATTGGGTCAAGCCAAAGACAAACTTAAACGATACGAAGAGGTTCAAGACAAGATTAAGAAGAACAACGAGGTTGATGCTCAACTTGTTAAAGCTGGATTGAGAATTGATGAATTGATTAACGAGAAACGTGGATATGAAAGAGTCCAAGCGACAAACCAAAATCAAATTGAAAACCTTCATGCTCGTATTGAAAAAAACAATGGTATTATCTTGAAAATTGCCGAAGAGTTTGAACGTGAAAAGATTTACAAAATCTACGTTGATGTGTTTGGAAAGAACGGTATCACCAAGATGATTATGAAAACCATGATGCCGTTGATTAACTCCGAACTTCAAAGACTCCTTCAGGACTCTTGTTTCTTTAACTTGGAGATTCGTATTAACGACAAGAACGAGGTTGACTTTATTATGGTTGATAACGGAACAGGAATTGAAAAACCAATGACCGCTGGTTCAGGATATGAAAAGACAATTGGAGCTCTTGCAATCCGAGCGGTACTATCAAAGGTGTGTTCACTTCCAAAACCTAACATATCAGTCTACGATGAGACTTGGGGTAAGGTTTCTAATGAAAATTTAGAAATGGTTGGAGACTTCTTCATGAAGTTAAAAGACTACTTTGAAAAAATCTTCGTTATT